GGTGTTCATCTTCCCAAATGATCTCACACAACTCTTCAGCTTCAGACTCATTCGTCGCTTCACCGTCATCCAGCAAACCTTGAACGCACTCTTCGATGAAATCATCATGGCTCTGTTTTTTCGATAGTCCAACCTTTTCTCTAGCCTTGCGGAGGATCGTATGACGCTGACGCCAAGAGTATACCATCAATTCCTCTCTATAACAGCAAGAGAGACAGATTTGTCAATGATAAGCAACCTATCTTTAAGAATAGGCGCTTCATGTTCAATCATTTCCTTCACGCGATTTCTAATATCGGTACTAATGACATGATCAAGTTGCACTACTAAAACCTGATGGGACTCTAATGAAATTATTTTTACATCTTCGATACCAATCATGGTGTCCTCGTTGGCACAGTCGCTGATAGCGACAAGTCTTGTTGCGCAGGCGATACAATATCACCCATCTTAATAACGCGTCTAATGATGAAAGTGCCTGTCATTGCGGTAGTCACATCATTACCATCCCAAATCTTAAGCTCATGGTAATAGAGGCCTGGAAAGAAATCTGTATCTCCAGCACTCAACGCTATGTTAACGCCTTTCGGAGATTCAGTTACCAACGTCAATCCATCTCCAAGCGACTTACGAACCAGAGCCTTATCTTCTGGTGTGTGAGAAGTCTTTGCTAACCGCCACTTCATAACGACACTCACGGACGGATCGAATGGCGTTCCATCCGCATTCGTCAAAGCTACAAATAGCGTAACGGTATCACCGCGATTAACTTTGACAGTTTGGTTTCGGATCGTCATTTCCTAAAAAGTCTCCATTTCGGTCGAAAAACACCAGAATTCCATGAAAAATAGTTCAAAAATCTGTAACTTTTCTGTTTCTTTTTCTAACAAAATGGCGCTTATTACTTGAACGCCCGGGGGAGCCCGGGACGCCCGACCCCGAAGGAAACTGAAAAATGTCAAAACCGTTAGTAGTTAAAACCGAATGGTGCACAATCCATATCGGAAAGGATGACGTCGCAATCTGCCTCGACCTCGATTTGAAAAATAAAAATCGAACGCTCGCGAAAGTCGAGACGAACGAGAAGGGCTCTTGGACGCGGGTAACGCGTAATAAGAAATAAAATTTCCAAATTCTACCTTACGCCCGGCACCGAAAGGTTACCGGGCTTAAGGGCGTAGGAAGGGCATTCCGCCTCTCCCAAAATTAGGAGCTACCAAATGTCAGTCTCGAAAAAGTCCAAGACCACTCGCGCCGCTTCCAAGAAGTCCGTCGCGAAGAAGCCCCAGAACCGTCCGATGAACGCGCTTCAAGAAAAGCTCATCAAGCTTTTCGTTCGTCCGAACGGCGCGACGCTCGCGGAAACGGTTAAGATCGCGAAGCGCCCGGCCTTGATGGCCCTGCGGATGTTCGAACGGCGCGGTTACAAGACTAGCGTCGTCAAGAAGGCGGGGGAGCCCACCCGCTACCTCGCTCGCGCCGCGCGCTAAATCTTCTCTTCTCCTACCTCAAGGCCCTCGAAAGAGGGTCTTTTTTTTGCGTTCAATCCACCCAAGGCGCGCGATACGAATTGCTAAAAGGGTTACCAGAAGTCTTACAAACCATCGTGGCGCTAACGACGCCCCAGATCAACGCAGCCAGAATATTTGTCATTGCTGTCGTTCTCCTTTGTAATTCCACATCGCGCTAATCTCCCGATTTAGCTCACTCATAATAACCGGGAAGCCTAGCCACATCTGGACTAATCGATAAGGCCAGAAGAATGGCACTGTTAAAATGAGGATGATCCGGTTTCGAATCATCTAGCCCACGTCGGCAGCTTACAACCCCATGGCGTATTGCGTCGCGCACGTGCACGAATTTCTTCCATGTGTGCGCTCGTTGATGCTGCATTGACGGCCGCGTTTGAATCACGCAGCAAACGATTTTGCTCGCGAATCAATTCATTCTGCTCTTCCATCAACTGCTCAATCGTCTTGGCCATTTTGGTTGCCCTCAAGCAATCAACGCATCGATATTGACGGGGCGAACTTGTAGCGCCACCCCCATCGCCATTGTCAAAGCAACAAGTCCATCTATTCGCCCCGTTGACTTGTTCTTTGATAACTTGCGATTGGCGTCGTCCTTACCTTCGATGACAGCACAAGCAGCGCACATCGCGAGAACCGGGTGGTTACCATGGGCGATTTCACCCGCCAATAACGTAGCTTCCAAGTCCCTTAAAGCAGGCGACATCGACTGCGTCCCCTGACCGAACTCTACAAAAACATCGGTAATCTTCTGTTCACTGAAACCGGCCCGTTCTAACCATGGTTTCAAGTGTTTCATATTCCATCTATCAAATGCAATCTTCTTGATGTTGATAGTCTTGAAGAGTTCAAAGATGTGGTCAGCTACATATTCATAACTAATCGTGTGCCCAGGCGTCGTCTTCAAGTAACCCTGCTGTGCCCAGACGTCATACGGGACGCGATCTGTTCGCGACTTTTCAGCCAGCCCATATTCCGGTAGCCAAAACGTCGGATGAACTTGCCAGACCTTCTCAACGTTACCAATCATAACCAGCGCGGTTAAATCCGATACAGACGAAAGGTCTAAGCCGGCATAAACTGGAATGCCGCTAATGGACTTGACTTCTGCGCCACAAGACTGCCAGACGCTACGGGAGACAAATGGGTTCGAAGCTTCCACCCGCTGATTAAGGACGAGGTTGCGGTATTGGGCTTCCCGCGACGGCATGCGCCGGGCATTCTCCGCCATCGCCATAACTTCTGTAGCATTGAGAAAGTCACCAAAAGCTGGATTGGCTTTTCGAATTGTTTCTTCAGCGAATGGGTCATCATCAAGCGGCGCAGTATGAAGTAGTACCACTGTGTGTGGATCGTTGCCTGCGAGCGCGTCATCAATCAGGACCGACAACAAATCAGCATCGGTGGGTGCCTGTGTCGAGATAATGATTGACAGCGGATGCTCTTGTGCACCGGTTGCTGTTTCTAAAGCTTCATACATATCGGAGCGCGGGCCTTTGACCTGCCCTAGTTCATCATGGACGATGAAAATTGGTGACAAACCAAAGGCTGTCGTCGCCTCCGCCGAAAGTGCTCGATACAAAGTGCCCTTTTGCGTCGATACCAATTGTTTTGCAGTATCACGAATTACAATTCTATTCATCAGCTTAGGTGACATCCGAACGATCTTAGCCGCGAGGGAAAAGATCAAAGCAGCTTGGTCCCGGCTCTGCGCAGCGGAAAACAATTGTGAATTCTTTACCGCTGGTGGGCCATCGAGATGAAGTAAGAGCAGGAAGGCTGAGAATGTCGTCTTGGCATTCTTACGTCCATAGGAGATAATCGCGCGCCGCGTGCCGGCTGGATTATTGTATATCTTTCGCAGATCATCTTTCTGCCAATCCCGTAGCCTAACCGGCTTACCAACATCCTTGCCTTCAGGGATAACGCAGTTCTCTTCGATCCAAGCGATAGCGCGAGACGCGCGATCTTTAACGACGGGATGCTCAGGAGGAATTGCTTTTCTAGCGGCTACCACGAAGGCTCATCCGCAGGCATTTCAATCTGATCAGCGGCAATCCGCTTAATCTTCACAGCCTTTTGACTAAAGGTCGATTGATGGCTAAGACGCATCGAGCGCGAGAGCCTATGGATAGCGAGGCTCTGCGCATCCTGTGCTCTAAGCAATTCTGTGTATGTCCTAACACTCGCATTATCCTTCTTTTGGCAATACGAGCGGATCAACCTCGCTACTCTATCAGCTTCTACCAAATGCCGACAAAGTTGTGTAAGGAGATGATAATTCGCAGGAATGAAATGCCCTGCAGGCATACAATTTACAATTTGACGCCAATGTCCAGCAGCTTCATCTTCGAGGTTGTAAGGAGCATCAGGACGCGCAAGATCAGCAGCAAGGCCGCCGTCCTTGATCATGAGTTCTTCTATTGAAGTTCTTGGCATAATCCGTTCTTTCTCAAGTAAAATTCAAGCCAAGTGTTGTGCATTCAACCCATGTAGGGTTTTCATGG